GGAAACGCGGAGTTGTTCATGACCCCGTCGTGCACCCTGGAAACATCAGCAAAAAATCCGATGATGAAGAAGGCATCGATGACATGCCGGAGCTAGAGGAGGCAGAATTTGGAAAGAAATTCCCCCCTCTTTTTGCACCGACTATGTTGGTAGATGAAGACATAGAGCTCGAAATGCCATCTCCCCAGAAGGAGAGTGTCGAACCTAAAGAAGAAAATATTCCGGTTGTTGAAATAAAGGAATCTACGAAAGTGGATCGTATTAGACAATTAGAGGAAATCATTCAAAACAACAACTACGATGTAACCGATGACGTCTACAATGAGTACATGTCTTTGGTTACACCGGAGTTGTCTATGGACAATGAAATCCTTGAGGAGCCCACCAAGGTCGCGAATATGGACCCCGAAATCTTTGATTCCGAAGAGGATGAGGAGGTTTACCATTCTGAGCCCATCGTCACTAGCAATAAAGAGTCAAAGGAGAAAGAAGCTGAAGAAGCTGAAATGGACAAATTATTGTTGAAAGAGGCTATGGATGTTTATCGGGACCCCAATTCGGACGTGAAAGCGTTGACTTTGGCTTACCAAACTCTGTTGGATCAGAAGCCTGGTAGCAAAAAAGTTTTAATGAAAAAATTTTTTCGTAAAATCAGAGCAGCTTCTAATAACCCTAATCAAAGTTCTATGGCTTGGCACCGTATGTTATACTATAATCCATTACTTCGTATCCCATTACGTAAACAAAGAATCCTCGATGAGAAGATAAACTCCATGTTTCCGGATTTACTCAAAGAGGAAACTCTTCGTGATGAGGTTTACACCTATTACGACGAAAATAATCCTCACAATGGCATGACTCTGAATCAATTGATCAAGTTCAAGCGTGAACATAATCCTTCTGCTCACACTCGATTGAAGCGTTCAGTTAATGCTGCCAGGTTGACCTTTCCCACCAACTTTGTTCAGTTGGAAAATCAAATCTCCAATGGTAAAATTGAAAATGCCATCCGAGCAATAGAGCTAAAGACTGTTGCCCCATCTGATTTGATTAAGAATAGATACACCATAAATGTAGATTATTCGATTCCAGCTGACGTCGCGGGTGACGAGGTCATGGTCGTGACAGAACCCACAGTTGATTTCACCAATCCAAACCTTTTGCCAGTTACGTTCAGGCCGGTTTATAAAATTGTTGGGTATAATAGAATGTTGTTTCAAGAGCTGACGCAACTCATTTCTAGTATGCCTACAAAAGAAGCTATGCCTTTTGTTGATTTGTACAAAGAGCTTTTCGATTTGGTGGAGAAACATTACTATGGTAATGGTTCCATTTCTGGTCAATTAGGTAGATTTAAAGCAGTGAGAAGTGTTAGAAATTTGACAACTAAAACAGCTGTCAATGGTGGAAATCCTCCACTTCGAGGCACTAATCCCGGAGAATATGTGAAATTGATTAATTTCATGAATAAGAACTTTCCCATCACCAAGAGTGTGATGTTCGATGGTTATGATTTTGCGAAATTAGACACTTTCATGTTCACCGAGACTAAACAACACATGCTTAACATCAACCCAACTGCCAGCGCTGGACCCGTGTGGGCACAAAGCACGACTAGAGCTGATGTCTTGTTCTCAGACTTAGCTCTTGCCTCGAAAATGATGAAATGGTGTGAAGATCTCCCAGCCGATAAGGTTCGGGCTAATCTGAAATTCTGTTTCGTAGGGAACCTCAAACCGAAAGCTGAGGTTTACCTTAGAAGTGAGTTCAACACTAAAACTAGAAACATAGTTGTGGTGAATTCCTTCTTCATGTTACCGCTTCAAGCGGCCGTGAGATCTACTCACTATGCTTTGGATGGCACGAAAGGAAACGTGTTGTATGGTTTCTCACCATACTACGGTGGATTAGAAAAACTAATTCTGCGTGTCATAAGCGAACTGTCCACAAAGAAATGGGTGTCATTAGTGTATGCTGACAATTTATTCTTTGCCACCATGGAAGGAAAGAAGCTAGTGTGGTTTTCCTTAGATGGTGCCAAGATGGAGGGGTGCATTACAATTGGTGATGTCAAATTCTTTTTGGGCAGGGTGCTGGAACACATGACTATTCCAAATCCCAAGGAGAAATTGGCCTGGGACACCTACTTCCATTTATTACCAGAATTGATGGTGGGTGGGAATGTTGCTATTGGCAATCAACAACTCGTAAACCCTGGTTTACTATCAGGAGTGGTTGGGACTGCTTATATAAACGGAATAAAGATGCAAAGAGTACTTTATGAATTAAAGGATAATGCACCTTTCGTAAACGAGAATGGCAAATGGGTCATGTCTGGTAAACTTCAAGAGGCTTCACAAAGAGCTGGAGTCTCTCTTACTATCGAGTCAATCGTAGACGACTTGTTTGATGACAAAGAGGTGAAAAGAATGGATCTTTTAGGATCTGATCTGTACTGGTTTAAGGAGGAGACGGGAGGCAGCAAAGCCAGGCCCGTCCCGGTCTTAACCAGAGACAGACTTCTCAAAGCTTTGTCATTTAATAAGAAACACACTGATCATAAAGGTAAAGCGAAATTGACCACAGCGGCTTATTACGTGTTGCAACTTATTAAGTCCCGGGCCTTGTATTTGGTGGGAGGATGGATATACCCCCAAATCAATGACACAATTCAAAATTACTGTTCTTCACTCCAAGCAGAGGTTGGAGTTTATGCAGAAGATTTGCCAGAAGATTTCTTGGCTGAGGAAATGGAGGAGTTGTTTGGAACAGAATTGCTGGATGCTGTAGGCACCAAAGAGCAATTCATGAAACTTCTAACGAAGAATTCAACCCCTACATTATTTGATGCCGTTAAATTAAATCTGGGAAAGAAAGCTGCGGAGAATTTTTTGGACTATTATGCTATTAGTGTAGAGACCGCGCCATATGCGGTCACTCTAGCCCCATCCGACATAATTTTAAAACGCTATTATGGAGCTGGAAAAGAAACAATCCCCAACTTGATCCCTGAAACTGCTCTGCAAATGGTTGCTGCAGGAAACAAGGTGCTCGACCTGAAGTTAAAATCAAGCTCAATGCCTCGCATTACATCGGATTGGGATGTAATCGCCGGGGTTGAAGATGACCTTGAGACCCATTCAGTCAAGGGAAAAGTTGTACAAAATGAAGCCGTAAAGGCAACAACGGAGAAGGATAAATTGTCTAGAACTGTGGATGTGTCCCACAACCCGTATGGCACCATTTACAAAGGAATGAAACCTCAGAAGGAAATAACTCCTAATCAAATGGTTAAATATTTAGAAGCGGTACATGAAGCCGTGGCTGCGAGTGGTGAATTTAAAATGAAAAGACCTTTAAACTTAACAATTAAACACCCAAAATCTTTTTTGAGAGCTGAATATTTCCGAAAGCTTTCGCAGAAAAATGCCATACCATTAGAAGCTATAAAAACATACTTCACAAACAATCCCAGTAAGCTACACAATTTATCACTTTCCTTTGATGACGCGCCGGCTTAATTTTGCGCTTTTGTTG